AAAACAAAAGGAAAGAAAGATTTCTTTTTCACTAATATTAAATGATAATTATGAGGGTGGTGAATTAGAGTTTAAGGATTCTAATAAAAACATGTCATTAGATTTAAACAAAGGAGATATGGTCACATTTCCTAGTTTTTTAGAACATAGAGTAAAACCTGTGTTAAATGGAACTAGAATATCACTTGTTGGTTGGATGTTAGGACCATGTTAAATATAAAAAGTATTATAAATAATGTATAAATAAAAGAAACAATAGGATTCTATCATATGGCAATAACAAGAGCATTTAAAAATGGAGTAAATTATGATGATTTTAATGCATTAAAACATCCTGTTTTTCAGAATGGCAGTATGGACATATGTCAAAGGTCAACTTCTGTTACAGGTATTACTAGTGAACAAAAATTAACTGATAGATGGTCATTGAACATAGGTTCATCTGGTGCATTTACTTTTACTATTGGTACAGGCCCAGGCACTTTTGGATTAAATAAATGTATTAAATTAGATTGTACTACAGCAAATGCTAGTGGAAGTGACGCTGATGCAAACATGTACATAACAATACCACTAGAGGGTCAAGATGTTCAATTATTTCGTAAAGGAACTTCTGATGCCAAAGCATTTACTGTATCATTTTTTGTGAAATCAAATAAAACAGGTACAGGTATTGTAGAAATATGGGATAGAGATAATGATAGAATTTTAAGTAAAACATATACGATTGATAGTGCTGATACATGGGAAAGAAAATGTATAAACTATACTATGGAAACATCAAATGCACTTGATAATGATAATGCTAAATCTTTGATGGTAGGTTGGTGGATAGAATCTGGTGCTGATTTTGATGGCGGAACTTTAGGAACATCATGGGCAGGTAGAACAGACGCTAACAGAGCAGTAGGACAAACTTTAAATATGGCAAGTAGTACCGATAACGAATTTTTACTTACAGGGTGTATGATGGTGCCTGGAACATTTACAACAGAAACTATACCTGATTTTGTAAATGAAACTGTTCCAGAAAATCTAAGAAGATGTCAAAGATATTTTGAAAAGATAACAGTAGATTATGTTGGCTCTTCAGGTGGTAGTGGTACTAAATGTGTTTTTTGGTCTTATAAAGTTCCTAAAAGAGCAGTGCCGACAATTACAGAAGCCAATACTACAAAAACTGCTGTTAGACACACTTCGGTAGATGCCTATGGTATTAATAGAGATGGTGATAACTCAGCTGACTTAGGTTTAGATACAACTGCCGACGCTGAAATATAGGGGAAAATAATATGATAATTAAATCAGCAAAATATTTAGCAGCAGGTGGCGTGAGTGGTCAACCAAATATTGCAATTGAGGCTGTAATTACTGAAAATGGTAGTGATTCTACTATGATAGTTCCATTAGACACAGATAATAGACATTATCAAGCAATATTAGAGTGGGTTGATGCTGGAAACACTATAACGGCTGCTGATTAGTACTGAAATACTAGTAAATGTTCCTATATACCTCTTAGAGTGTCTAATATCCAATATTTAGAGTTTTATATCTTTTTGATATGATGATATCACCTGATACTCAAAACAGTCAAAATAACATACTGTAGGACTTCAATTTTTTAATAATCTCTTATTTTGTATTACTATTTACTATTATTATAAATACTAGTAAAATAGGATAATTAGTATGGCGATACCAACAAGTAAATCAACATTTAAATCATATTGTCTTAGAGCTCTAGGATTCGGCGTCATTGATATCAATGTATCAGATGACCAAGCAGATGATAGAATAGATGAGGCATTACAATATTTTGCTCAGTATCATTATGATGGTGTTGAAAAGATGTATCTAAAATATCAACTTACTCAAACTGATATTGACCGTGCTCGTGGAAACACCACAACAACATCTGCTGATACAGTAGATAGTTCTATCACTGGTAGTTTTAAAGAAGGTAATAATTTTATACCTATGCCTTCTTCTGTTGTATCTGTAGTTCAAATATTTAATTTTGATGAGGCTCAAACAAATAGTATGTTTGATATTCGTTATCAATTAAGATTAAATGACTTGTATGATTTTTCATCTACATCAATTATACATTATGAAATGACCATGCAACAATTAGATATGTTATCACATATACTTACTGGTGAAGTTCCAATTCGTTTTAATCAACATCAGAATCGTTTGTATTTAGATATGGCATGGGAAGAAGTGACTGCAGATGAACATTTAATTATAGAATGTTATCGTAAAATAGACCCAGCAACATTTACAGATATCTTTGATGATATCTATTTAAAAAGATATGCAACAGCATTAATTAAAAAACAATGGGGAGCAAACCTCTCTAAATTTAACGGAGTAGCAACTTTAGGTGGGGTAACAATGAATGGTGAACAAATTTATTCTCAAGCAATTGAAGAAATACAAAGACTAGAGGAACAAATTCAATTATCTTTCGAAACACCTATAGACTACATGATAGGATAAGGTTATGGCAGTTAACAAGGCCTTTCATACTAATAATAGTACAGCTATTACATCAGAAAAAAATCTGTATAGTGATTTAGTAAAAGAAGCAATACAAATTTTTGGTCATGATGTTTATTACATAGACAGAACGACTGTTGCTATTGATAATGTTTTAGGTGAAGATTCACTTAGTAAATTTACTTCACAAGTTCCTATTGAAATGTATGTTGAAAATGCAGAAGGTGGATACGAAGGCGAAAAAGAATTGATGACACAATTCGGTTTAGAAAATAGAAACGAATTAACCTTAGTAGTACACAAAGAAAGATTTCAAGATTTAACAAAACAAATACAAATAGAAAGTGGAACAGATAGTACAGGTGGTTCTATATTATTAGAATCTGGTACAATCGACCAATCAGGTAATTCATCTGAATTAGAAACTATAACAACAGGTAGTGATTTTTATATACTTACAGAAACAGATGCAGTAAGTACAGACAGACCTTTAGAAGGTGATTTAGTTTATCATCCCATACTAGGTAAAATATTTGAAGTTAGTTTTGTAGACCATGATGAACCATTTCATCAATTAGATAATAATCCAATTTATAAATTAAATTGTAAACAGTTTGAATATTCATCTGATGCACTTGATACAGGTATTACAGATATTGATAGTATAGAAGATACTGAAAGTAGAAACACAAGAGATTTTGAATTTACATTAGAACAATCAACAGCTCAAAATGAAGAAATAAATATACAACATGCTAGAAGTAATTTTGGTTTACTACTTGAAGAAACTGATGGCGATAATATAATTGGTGAAGATGATTCAACATCAGTAGGTACAAGTATTCTATTAGAGAATGCTGCTGATTCAGGTGATGATTCATATCTATTAACAGAAGACTATATAGTAGGAGATTATGTGCAAGATAAAACTGCACAGAATGAATTATTTGATAAACTAGATGATAATGTATTAGACTTCTCAGAATCTAATCCATTTGGTGATGCAGGAGTATTTGCGTAATGTTAGGAAACAGACAATTTTATCACGAAACAGTTAGAAGTATTATTGTAGGGTTTGGTACTCTATTTAATGATATACATGTGGTTCGTAAAAACAATAGTGGTGTAATTACACAATCTATGAAAGTACCTTTGGCATATGGGCCAAAACAAAAATGGTTAACAAGACTTGACCAAGATGCAGGACTAGATAGTAAGGTTGCAATCACATTACCTAGATTAGGTTTTGAAATACAAAACTTAACATATGACCCAGCAAGAAAATTAAATCGTGTACAAAAATTTAAAAAAGTAAAATCAAGTTCAAGTGATGCTAATAAAATGGATTCACAATATATGCCTGTTCCATATAATTTAAATATACAATTATATGCAATGGCAAAAAACTCTGATGATGCTTTACAAATGGTAGAACAAATACTTCCATACTTTCAACCAGATTATACTTTAACAATTAAAGACATGGAAGAAATGGGTATTGCAAGAGATATTCCTATTGTA